CGATGGGCTGATGTTGAACCATCCTTGCAGGAGTTTTTTTGCGATAACGGCGAGGAATGGGTGCATCTTCGGATTGCGGAAGATCTGGCATCAGTCAGGGAAAAATTAACCAAAAAATCAGCCGCAGGAAAAGCATCTGTTCAGGCCAGAAGAAGCAGAAAGGAAGCAGATGTTCAAACAAAACAAGAGAGAAATTTAACAGGTGTTCAAACAGATGTTGAAGTGGTGTTTGAACATGATGTCAACACAAAGGCAACTAATAAAGATACAGATAAAGATCTAAAAACAGATCCCCCCCTAAATCCCCCCCGGGGGAATCGAGGTGTCAAAAAGTTTGACCCTCTGGATATTGCTTTGCCGAACTGGATTTCTGTCTCGCTTTGGCGTGAGTGGGTTGAATTTCGCCAGGCATTGCGAAAACCGATTCGAACGGAGCAGGGCGCTAACGGGGCGATACGGGAGCTGGAAAAATTCCGCCAGCAGGGTTTTTCACCTGAGCAGGTGATTAGACACAGCATCGCCAATGAATACCAGGGCTTGTTCGCGCCGAAAGGTGTTCGACCTGAGACGTTACTCCGACAGGTTAACACCGTCTCGTTACCGGATAGTGCGATCCCGCCAGGCTTCAGGGGGTAACTGTCCATGAAAAATATTGCGACAGGCG